AAGAGGCTGTAGAAGAAACTGTAGCAGGTTCACCAAGTGAAGACTTCTACGATGAAGTAGAAGCAGACGTTATTGCTGATGAATCAGGAGTCAACGAAGAAGACGACGAAATGGAAATAGAACCAGAATTGGATGGCGAAGAGTCAGAAGATGAAGGTGAAGAAGAAGTCGAAGATAGAGTTGATGATTTAGAAGCACAACTAGACGAACTTAAAGCAGAATTCGAAAAGTTAATGTCAGACGAAGACGGCGAAGAAGCCGACGATGCTGAAGCAGAATTAGAAGATGAAATGGAAATGGAATCTTTTGAAGAAGAAATTGACTTAGATGAAGAAGTTGACGAAGAATTAGAAGAAGCAACTAACTTCAGTAAAAATCAAACTGCTAAGAATGACTCAAGTGCAGACCACGATGCATCACCTAAGTTTCCAAAGAAAGAAAGTTTCGGAACAGACGAAAAATCTTTATTTGGTAAAGACGGTGCAGAAGGTAAAAAAGGAGATTCAGCCAAAGATAATCCAGCAAGTGATAACATTGGCGAAAAACCAGCATCTGTTTCCCCAGCAAAAGTAAATGCTGAGAAATCAGAGAGTCCTATAGCAGGAAAAGTTAAGTAATTTAGGGAGACATAATGTCAAGACAGTTATTCGAATACTATAGTCCAGACAGAGCAAACATTATTGTTGAATCATCTAACGATGGTAAAGATATGATGATGAGTGGTTTGTTTATACAGGGCGAAGTTAAAAACCAGAATGGAAGAGTTTATCCAAAAGAAGAAATACAGACTGCTGTAGAATCAATTGGTAAAAGAATTCAAACTGGCGAAACTGTTCTAGGCGAGTTGGATCACCCAGCAGAATTACAAATTAATTTAGATAGAGTAAGCCACATGATTACTGATATGCGTTGTGAAGGCGCAGATGGCTTTGGTAAACTTAAAATATTGGATACTCCAATGGGAAAGATTGCTGAAGCATTACTAAAAGGTGGCGCCAAATTAGGCGTTAGCAGTAGAGGTAGTGGTAATGTAAATGAAAGCGGTAGGGTAAGCGATTTTGATATAGTAACTGTTGACATCGTAGCACAACCAAGTGCCCCAGATGCCTACCCTAAAGCCATTTATGAAAGTTTATTTAATATGCGTGGCGGCGCTCAGATATTTGAAGCCGCTCGTGAAATAACAAAAAGTGACAGAAACGCACAAAAACACCTTGCACGAATGATGGAAAACTTCATTCGTGAATTGGAACTCAAATAGGAGAAAGCACATGGCGGATAAATTCGTAGAACTTCTTGAAAATGGTGACTTGTCTGAAGAGACTAGAGTCAACATACAAGAAGCATGGGAAACACGCCTTGCTGAAGCAAGAGATGAAATTACTGCTGAGTTAAGAGAAGAGTTTGCACAGAGATTTGAACATGACAAAGGTCAAATAGTAGAAGCAATGGACAAATTCATTACTCAAAACTTAGAAGAAGAATTGAAAGAACTTGCAGAAGATAAGAAGGCAACTATTGCTGAAAGAGTTAATTATAAAAAAGCAGTCGGTCAACACACTGACGTTTTAAATAAATTCGTTTCAGAAACATTAGCCAACGAAATCAAGGAATTAAAAGAAGATAGAAATGCACAAAGTGATAACTTTGCTAAACTTGAAAACTTTGTACTTGAAGCAGTTGCTGATGAAATTCGTGAGTTCCACTCAGATAAGCGAGAACTAGCAGAGAAAAAAGTTCAGTTAGTTCGCGAAGGAAGAGAGCAACTTGCGGATGCTAAAAAAGAATTTATTAGAAGAGCCGCAGAAAAAGTTGAACAAACTATTTCATCTTCATTAAAAAGTGAAGTATCACAATTTAAAGAAGATATTACTAAGGCTCGCGAAAATGAATTTGGCAGAAGAATTTTTGAAGCGATGGCAGGCGAGTATGCTACTTCGTATTTAAATGAAAATACAGAAGTTAGAAAACTCAAATCAGAAATCACTGGATTAAAATCCAAGATTGATGAAGCCAAGGCTACCGCAGATAAGAATTCTGAGCAGAAAAAATTAGTTGAATCTAAATTGCGAATAGCAGAAGATAGATACAACAGAAACAATGTTTTAAGTGATTTAATTGCACCTTTAAGCAAGGACAAAAAAGAACTTATGACAGAACTTCTAGAAACAGTAAAGACAGAGAAACTTGAAGAATCATTTAACAAGTACCTTCCAAGTGTTATGAACGAAGAAGGTTCTGTAAGAACTAAGAAAGAAGTTATTAGTGAATCAGTGAAGACAGAACACACTGGTAATAGATCGTTGGACGGACAAACCGGCCCAGACAACGAAGTAGTTGATGTAGTCGCTATAGACGAAATCAGAAAACTAGCCGGACTTAAATAATTAGGAGATTATAATGGCAGAAGCATTATTTGAATCAAATTGGTCCGCAACCAAGGACGCTCTTCTTGAGGGTTTACAGGGTTCTAAAAAGTCTACAATGGACGTAATTTTAGAAAACGCAAAAACTCAATTACAAGAATCAGCGACAGCAGGGTCAACAATGGCAGGAAACGTTGCATCACTTAACAAAGTTATGCTACCATTGATTAGAAGGGTTATGCCTTCTTTGATCGCCAACGAATTACTTGGTGTGCAACCAATGAGTGGACCAGTAGGACAAATCCACACATTAAGGGTAAGATACGCAGAGTCTAAAGACTCAGTAACAGCAGGACAAGAAGCACTCAGTCCTTTCGCATTAGCAACAGCATATTCAGGATCACCTGATGCAACTGCGGCAAGTGAAGGAACAGCAGGTAGCAAAATGTCTATTCAAATCCTCAAACAAACAGTCGAAGCAAAAACAAGACGTCTATCAGCAAGATGGACTTTTGAATCTGCTCAAGACGCCAACGCAATGCACGGTGTAGATGTTGAAGCAGAAATTATGCAGGCATTAGCACAAGAAATTGCAGTTGAAATCGACCAAGAAATGTTAGCAAAGTTAAGAGCACTTGCTCCAACTGTTGACACTTTAGACTTCAACTCAGGAATCACAGGTACTCAAACATATATCGGTGAAAGACATGCAATCTTGGCAATTCTTATTAACAGAGTTGCAAACTTGATTGCCGCTAGAACAAGAAGAGGCGCAGGTAACTACGTTGTTGTAAGTCCACAGGCTTTAACAATTTTACAATCAGCGACAACTTCAACATTTGTCAGAAGTACAGAAGGTCCTTTTGATGCTCCAACAAACAGTAAGTTTGTAGGTACATTAAACGGTACTGTTAAAGTATTTGTTGACAACTATGCGGCTGATGGAACAGCAGTACTAGTAGGATATAAAGGTTCATCTGAAACAGATGCTCCAGCATTCTACTGTCCTTACATTCCATTAATGAGCACAGGTCCAGTTATGGATCCAGCAACTTTTGAACCAGTAGTGTCATTTATGACAAGATACGGTTACTTAGAACTTACTAACACAGCAAGTTCATTGGGTAACGCGGCTGACTACTTAGGTGAAATTGGACTTTCAAACGTCTCATTCAAGTAAGTATTAGTTTTACTTAAACGAATTAAGCACCTTCTTCGGAAGGTGCTTTTTTTTGTACGCAAGAAAAATGCCATAATCTGATAAATATGTTAAAGCAATGTTGCAATCGGAGTAATTAATGGCAGACAAAAAAGGTATATTTAGATCCCCGGGTGATATCGTATTCAACGGTGATCCGATAATAAACAGCAGTGAAGAACTTAGAGTTAACGATGACAAGATTATTATTAATAATAATCAAGCCGCCGGAACTGCCACATTGCAACTTAGCCATGGCACAGCAAACGCAACAGTAAGTTGGGACGGTACAGCACTTACAACATCAACACCTATAAGCGGTGCATTAACTGTCACCGACGCAGGTGGCGATGGCTCATTAACCTATTCAGGTAATACATTAACATATACAGGTCCAAGTGCCAGTGAAGTAAGAGCACATTTTTCTGCCACAGATGCTGGCGGTGATGGATCGTTTAGTTACAGCAATGGTGTTTATACATATACTGGTCCAAGTGCCGCAGAAACTAGAGCACATTTTTCAGCAGGAACAGGATTAACATACAGCAGTGGCGAATTTAGTATTACAAACACAGGTGTTACAGGTGCAAGTTATGGTAGTGCTACAGCAATACCCACATATACAGTAAATGCACAAGGACAACTAACCGCGGCCGCTGATGTAAATATTGCAATACCGCATTCACAAATTACAGATTTTCAAAGTGCAGTTGAATCAGATATAGATGGTCATTTAGTAGGTGGAACAGGAATTACATACAGCAACGGTGATATCAGTATCACAGATAATGTATTAAGTGACACACCTGGTACTTATGGTAGTGCTACACATGTTGCCAGACTAGCAGTCAACTCACGTGGACAAGTAACAGCAATAGCAAGTAACGAAATAAACATTCCGCATAATCAAATTACAGATTTTGACACAGAAGTCAAAGCATTGATTGGTGGTACAACTGGACAAATAACATATTCAAGTGGTAGCGGAGTTATTGGTTTACCAACTACAATAACACAAGGAACAGATTTTAGTGGTGGCTTAACTGCAAGTCAAGCCATTAGTGCAAATGATAACAGCACAAAAGTAGCCACAACTGCATGGGTAACAAGTAATGCACCAGTATTAACAGTTAATACACAAAGTGGTGCAGTTGTTTTAGACACAGACGATATTGCAGAAGGCTCAACAAATTTATATTGGACAACTGCAAGAGGTAACTCAAACTTTGATACCAGACTTGCAACAAAAGATACTGGCGATTTAACAGAAGGCTCCAACCTTTATTACACAGATGCAAGAGCCAGAGCCGCAATTTTAAGTGGTGACGGTATAACAAATACATCAGGTACATTAAGTGTAAACTCAGATGTTATGAGAACTAACACAGCAGGTACACAAACTGTAACCAAAGAAACTGACTTTACAGGTATACTAAAAGTACCAACTTTAACACCACCGACTAATATAGGTAATACCTATGTTGCAGGTGACAGCGGTGGCTCAGTTAAAGCGGCCTCTACTGCTTATGTTGAAGCGGCAATCACATCATTAACAAATAAATTAGTCGATGGTGCAGATCCGGCTCTAAATACATTAGGAGAAATAGCCACAGCACTTGGTGACGATTCAAATTTAGCAACAACTTTAACAAATTCAATTGCCACAAAAGCACCACTAACAAGAAATTTAATAGCAGGTGCAGGTTTAACAGGTGGCGGCGATCTTAATTCAGATAGAACATTTGATATTGTAGGCGGAGACGGCCTAACTGTAAATGCA